CTACGCCTGCGGTTTGTCTCCTAGATAGGAACAGAAAATCTGCACCAATCTGGACGACCGTCTTTCATCATCGCTTCCCAGGTACTCCGGCCGCATGTCCTCTTGCCCGACGGTCTGGCCGTTCGTGAGCAGGTAGAGTGTACGCGGCTGCTTGACTTTGTACCAGCACTCGACGAGCCGCACTTTCTGGAGGTCGCGCTTGTACCACAGCGGGTCGTCGGCCTCTCTGCCGCCCGTCTTTTCGGCGGTGTCATAGACTTCGTACTGCGCTTCGATGGCGTCGGCGTGTTCGGGGTAGACTTCTTCGAGCTCGTCCTTGTCCACCCACTTCGCGCGGCAGACGTATTTCGCGTCGGAGAAATCCGTCTCGTGCGATTCTGGGTCCACGTAGATGCCGAAGGGGTCCTGCCTTTTCACAAACGCCTCGCCGTCGGTCATGTCGTCGTTGACTTTGTAGCCGACTTCCATCCAGCCGAGGCCGCCGATGGCGGCATCGAGGAAGGCTTGCGACTCTTCGTTGTCGTAGCCGCAGGCGTCGAGCACGTATTTCGTGATGCCTTTTCGCACGGTGCAGATGTCGATGTCGTCCGACGTGCGCGGGAGGAAGTCGATGTCGTAGCGGTTCAGCCGCTGGTAGCCGGACAGGACGTTGATGAGCGGCTTGATACGGTTGATGGTGATGGCGGGACGGCCCGACTGTTCGAGCTTGTGCTTGTCGGCCTCCGTCCACTGCTTTCCAGCCACAAAATCGTAATCCTGCTCCGCCTCTTTGCGCCAGACGTCGGCCTTGTCCACGGCCTCGCGGAACCACCGGCGATATTTTCCGATGCCCTGCCGCGTGTCGATTTCATCGTCCGTGTCCTGCAAATCGTTTTCTGCCATGTTGTCACCTCCTTAAACCGCCCAGACGCTGGGCGCTTCTTTGTGTGCGTATTTGTCGCGGGGCTTCTGCGCCTCCGGCTTCGTCGGTGCCCACGGACGCGAAAGCATGGCATAGCATGCGGCGTCGCAGACGTGATCTTCTCCGTCCGTGTCATACGTTTCGGGATTGTGCTTGTCGTGCGCGAGCATGGGGATGGTGCGGATGGCGTGGATACAGGTGTTGAAGAAGTAGACGGCGGGCTTGTAGCTGCCATCCTTCTGCTTGTTTCCGATGAGGCGCTGCTTGAAGGCGTTCGCCCCTTCGACGCGGCCTTTTGAGCACTTGCCAAAGGTGACGATGCCTTTCTTGTAGAGCTCGTTATTGAGTTCCTCCGCAATCGTCGGCCCCGTGACGCCGGTCTTTGCCCAGCAGGCAGAATCAAGCACGCTGTAATCGACATGTTCTTCCTTCTTCTCAAGCTCCGCAATCCTCCGCCCGACTTCCGCTGCCGTCTCGCCTGTGCCGACGTTCGGCTTTCCGCCCCATCCGTACAGCTCGCGGTAGCAGTACATGTTGCCGTCATAATCGACCGCCCACCAGAGGCAGGCATACGGCCGCGCCGAGCCCCAGTCCATGGAGCGGAACCGCATCCATTCGTCCGGCACCTTGAAAGGCTCGATGACGTGCTTCGATTCGCGCCACTCTTTGAAGAACTGCCCGGCCTCCAGCCCCCATTCGCCGAGACCAGCTGTCTTGTAGCGTTCGGGGTCGGTGCGCTTCATCTCGTCGAACATGGCGAGGTCGGCGTCGGACAGCCATTCGTTGCACTTGTACGTCGTCGTCATGGCGAGCACGTTGTCGTGTGGCGTGTCGAAAAAGCGTGCCTTCAACCAAGACGAGGATGACCAAGGGTTGAAGACAATCAGCCATTGGATGTAATAGCCGTCTGGCAGGTTGCCGCGCAGGCTCTCGTCGATGCGGTTGAAGGATTCTTCGTCCACTTCGTACGCTTCTTCGAGCAGTCCCCAGCACAGCACGCCATGCTTGACTGTGATGGACGTGACCTTGAGAGGGTCATCCATGCCGCGAAACAGGATGCGCTGCCCGGTCGGCAGGTATTCGAGCTCCAGCGGCGAGACGCGGGCTTTCCACCACGCCGACACGCCAAGCCGTTCGATTGCCCACCGCAGCTGTGCAAAGCACGAATCCTTCAGGCTCGCGCCCGTCTTTCGGACGACGAGCGTGTTGGCTAGCGGATACTGCATCATGCGGACGATGATCTTGAGCGCAGCCGTCGTGGATTTCTTCGACGCACGGCTTCCCTTACAGACGACATAGCGCTTCTTCGATTTCCAGAAAGCGTCATATCCGCCGCCGACGAGCTCCCGCGTCGATAAATCGTTCGTCATCATGCGCTATCCACTCCAATGTCGTCATGGATAACGACAGGCTGAACGTTCAGATTCGTCTCGACATGGTTCACATAAAGCCCCTGCATCTTGCCCAGAAGCTCCGTTGCCTTGAGCCGCACATTAATTGGAATCGGCTTGCCGTTGCACTCGCTGATTTCTCCCCGAAGAACCGTCGTAAAAAAGCGCTGCTGCTCTTCGGCCTGCGCGATGGCGTTGTGCTCCTTCTGCTCGCTCAATTTCACGATCTCCACGTTGAGCTCCGCAATCCGTTGCTGCACCTTAACATTCGATAACAATCTCGATGCCGCCGAACTTGCCGCAGCGTCGCTTTTGACCTTGTATCCTGCCGCCTTGTAAGCCTCTGTCTGATTCCCGCTCTTGCAGAAGTTCCGACAGAACTTTTCCTGCCGCACATTTTCCAGCCGTGCCACAATGCCACCACCTTTCCATAAAAAAATCCTCCCACGCAAAAGGCCCCGCACACTAGCGAGGCCCTTGCTGTTCTATAGGAGGTCATTTCCTTGTATCGGCACTTTATATGGTATCACACATCGCGGCTGAAATGCCGCCAAAAAACCGCCAACTTCATTTCGGCCCGTCGAAGATGCGGCCTGTCGCCTTGTCCCGCAGGACGATGGGGCGGAATACCTCGAAGCCGTGGTCTTGGAAGATGCGCTTTGCCTGTTTGAGCGCCCGCTTCATCCTGCCGAGCGTGCAGCGGTATTCGTCGTGCTCGATGTGCTTCAGCGCCTTTCCGCAGGTGCCGTCGGGATAGTGCTCGTAATTGCGCTCCATGTCCGCCACCTCACACAAAAGCGACGTTCTGCGTCGCGCGGGTTCCGAAGAGCATGAGGGCGACTTTGTGGACGGCCTCGTTCACGCGGCGCTGGGACGTTCGCAGGCTCCACGGCTGGACGCGCGTGATGGCGCTGTAGTCCATGCCTTCGAAGAAAAAGAGCCGGATGGCTTCTTGTTCCTCTTTCGGAAGCTTCCCCATCGCACTCTTCAGCTTCTCCGTCTGCTGGCGGAGCGTCGTGCGCTCGCAGGCGAGCTCCATGTACTTGTTCTTCTGCTCGATGCGGATGTCGGCCTCGCGCTCGGTCGGCGTCATGTCGCCTCTGCCACCTCCCGCACCAAAGCCCGGCGAGGCGATGGAGACGGCGCGCAGGCCCGCCTGGATGTCGTCGAGCTCCTGCGTGAGGTTCTTGATGGCCTCGCAGTAGTAGCAGTAGTTCCGCAGATACTTCCTTGTCAGCTGCAAGTAGTCGTTGCATTCACGCTCCATCAGCACCGCCTCCCCTCGTCACCATCTGCCGCGCTCCTTGTTGTGCTGGTTCACATGCAGCTGGGCGTTCGCGCGGGCATTGGAGTCGATGCCCATGCGTTCCTCCGCCGTCGTGATTGCCGTCATGATGTCCGCGCCTTCCTCGGCCACGCGGGCTTTTCCTTCCTTCGCATACTTGAGCGCCTTGATATTCTGGCACATGCCGAACTGGCTGCCCGCAAGCATCAACACGGCCTCTTTCCACTCGTTGACTTCTTCATCGACCTTCGCGAAAGCGTGCTTCACGAGGTACATGCCATCATCCTTCGTGCACGGGATGGGAAAGAGCAGGGCGCACTCGCCGCAATCTTCGTCCGTAATTTTCTTCTCGCACAGGCTTTCCATGCGCTCCCGAAACGTATCCGGCTCGTCCTCTTCTTCCTCGTCCCACGGCATCGGGCCGTCCCAGCCATAGGGGAGGTCGTCCAGATCATCATCTTCTTCGTCATCTTCGCCCGGCAACCAGGAAACGCCGAGGTAGACTTTGAGGGCATTTACATCGAGCTCCACATGCATCAAATCCAGAATGCATAAGGGGCTCAATGGCTGTTCCTCTCTCCCTACATAACTCTCGATAGTCTTTGCCACTCCCTCTGCCTCACGCCGGAGACTCCTCGCAATTTCGAGCATCATCTTCATCCCTCTGTTGCCCTCTTCGTCCTTCAGCATATTCTCGATCATCGCTTTCCTCCGCTTCTGCTTGGCCCGCTGCTTCTCGGCGTCCGCCGCATTCTCCGGCGCGATTCCAAAATATTTATCTTCTGCCATCTTAGTACCTCTTTCCTATTGTTCGAATCTGCAACGATTCTTTCGGCGCGTCCACCGCGTCTCTCCCCGTTGCTCCGTCGTTCAAACTGTCCGTACACAAGAGACGTTTCCTACCTCCTCCGCCTTGCCACCGCCGTCTCCTGCTGTCCTTCTACCGTGTACTTTCCCTAGTGCACTTCGTGCCACCTCTTTTTCTCCGCATTTTTTCGCGATATTTTTTCGGCCCTAACACGCACACGCGGAAAGCGACGCCAATGAGCGCCGCCTCCATCATGCACGCGATGCCGAAGCCGATATTGACGATCTTCAGCACGTCCATGCTCTCACCTCAAAAAGGTACAACTTCATCATCGACGTACTCGCCGCCGTCCTGCCCGCCGGTCCCTTTCGGCCGCATGCCGAATTCGACGTTGTCCGCGACAATCTCTGTCACATAGTGGCGCTGTCCCTGCTGGTCGTCCCAGTTCCGCGTCGTGATGCGGCCTTTCACCGTCACCATCTGGCCCTTCACGAGGCTCTTCGCGCACGCCTCCGCCGTCTTCTGCCACACGATGACGGGCAGGAAGTACGTCTTCTTCTTGTCGCCCCAGCCGTCATCGACGGCCACCGTGAACGACGCGACGCTCGTGCCACTCCCCGTCGCCCGCAGCTCCACGGCCTTCGTCAGACGCCCGCTCAAAACACACACGTTGATATTCATTTTGCTGCTCCTTTCAAGCGCACCCATGCGCTATACATGCCATAACTCATCCCTGCCGCCCGCGCGGCCTGTTCCTTTGCCTTCAGCGACAGATTCACCCGCGCCCGCTGGATGTCCTCCTTGCGCTCGCCCGCCTTCATCATCGCTAGGCACGTGGGGCAATACTTCAGCGCCATCGCCCCGCCGTGACTGTGCGTGACCGGCGTGAAGACCTGCCCGCAGCACTTGCATTTCCGCGGCGCATGAAAGCCTTTCTCGAGGCAGTCGTCACAGTACCTGCGGTTCCGCTGCTCCGTGACGAAATGCCTGCCGCAGACCTTGCACGTCTTCAGGTACGCGACGCGCCCCTTCTTCTGCCCGTCGCGGCACTCCTTGCAGTACCGCGCATTCGGCGCGTGCGCGTCAAACGGCTTTCCGCAGATGGCGCAGGTCTTTTCCTCGTGGTATCCGCGCATGTGGCTCATATCCATCATGGTTACTCCCTCCCATCGAAATGAAACCGCGGGATGCGCTTCAAAGCGTCCACCATCCCGTCCATCGTGCGCTGCCCGTCCGCGAGCTCGCGCCCGATCTCCGCACAGGCGTGCCGGACGGAGGCAATCATTCGCCCGCCGAAATCAAACTCGTTGTGCAGCACGTAGGCAAAATACAGGAAGATGCGCTGGAACGACCGAAGCCGGACGGAGCGGTCATCGCCGACGTCCATCTCCGCGGGCGTCGCGTCGTACTTCGTCTCTTCCTTCAGCCACGCCGCCAGCTGTGCCTCCTCCACGTCGTCATCGCGCACGCACGCGGCGAGAATCCACACACGGTGGAACAGCCGTGTCATCCGCAGCCCGCCGAAGTGCCGCTTCTCCCGGAGCGCCGTGCAGATGACCACCTGCATGTCGCGCCACGTCTGCTTTTCGAGCACGTTCACCTCCTTCTCGCGGTGCCGCGCCGTGAAAGCAATCTTTTCCTCGACCTTCCGCTCCCGCTTCGCGGCCTTCGCCTTGCCCACGCGGGCAAAACGGTCGGCACGCTTCCGCAGCTTCCTCGCCAGTCCCATCACATCACCCCCGGAAACACCGCGCCGAAGCGCCTCGCCGCCATGTACTGGCCGTACGTCAGGCCGAGTGCCTTTGCTGCCGCCGCTTTCTCGTCGATGCTCTCATGTTCTGCCGTCTTGAGGCCGCTCATGAGGTTCATGCGTCCGTGCTCTTGCGCCCAGATGCGTGCGCGTTGCCGATGGTCCTCTCGCTTGCACGCCTCCGAACAGATTTTCATCTTTCGCGGCGCAGTGAAATGCTTGCCGCAGATTTTGCAGATGTTGTCATGCATCGCTTGTCCCTCCTAGAATTCGTTTTCTTTGCACCGTTTTCACGTCGCGCATAAACTTATACCTGTCACGCAACAGACGCCCCTCAGCGAGGCCGTCAGGCGTCCTCATCGGCGTCCTCGTCATCATCGAGACGCGTGAGTGTGAGGCACTGGCGCTTCGGCACGCGCTTTGGCGGCGAGAGGTACCGCTTCGCGTACGACGGGCGCAGCATCCACTGGAGCGTCACCCGCTTCACGCCGCGCTTCTCTGCGATCTCTTCGAGCGTCCCATCCATCAGGTACGTGTCGCCGCGATACAGCGCGTAGATGTGGTTGTCGCGAATCCCTCTGCCGTCCTTGCATTTCATGGCTCCTTCCCCCTCATGATTTCACTCATCCTCCGGCCATGTCTTCCGATTCTCGATCAGTTCCAGCGGCCAATCGTCCGGCGCAATATCTCCAAACAGGCAATCGCACCCGTTATCCCGCCAAATCGAAAACGGACAGCACTCGCAGCAGCCAGCAGTGTCATGGCATTTCTCCTTGAGAAGCCATGCTGACACCTTCAGGATTTTCGTTTCCGCTTCGTGTGCGTTCATCTCGTATCCACTCCTTCCAAAGCCCATTTTGCCGGATAGCCGACAAGGCAGTACAGGTCTTCATGCGCTCCGTCCTTATGAAGGAATGGGCAATCCCGCAAACCGTCGATGTGGCACATGCATCTGCGCCACTCGCAGTAATCCTGAACATCCTCCGCGCCCTCGATGGCCTGCAAGCGGAGGTGCTTGTCGTGATAGCCGTTCATCCGTTTACACACATCCTTCTTCCAAAATCGTCTCTGTATTCATTTTTCCGCTTCTCGCATATAAGTTTACCTGTCATACCATCGGACGGCCTCAGAATCGAATCTGAAAGCCGCAGGATGTATTTCACGTGGCATCAGAACGGGATGGTCTCGTCATCCACATCCTGCATCCCATCCTGCGCTACCTGCTGGCTGCCTCCTGCCTTCTTGTCCAGGAACTCGACCTCGTCTGCGAGGACTTCCGTGATATAGCGCTTTGAACCGTCCTTCGCGTCATACGTCCGCACCTGCATCTGGCCGTAGACGCCGACGCGCCTTCCTTTCGCGAGATTGTTCGCGCAGATTTCTGCGAGCTTTCTCCATGCCACGATGGGGATGAAGTCCGCTTTCGGCTGGTTGCTGTCCTTCTTCGCGAACCTGCGATCCACCGCCAGTGTGAACGTCGTCACCTGCAGCCCCGACTGCGTGTAGCGCGTCTCCGGGTCTTTCGTCAGACGGCCAATCAGAATCACCTTGTTCATTTCTCTTTCCTCGCTTTCAAATCCATCCCCGCTTCCCATTCGCGGTAAAGCTCGAACCAGTCCTCGGCGCGCATCGTCACGAGTGGAATTCCTCCCCATACGTCGCCTCTGGAATACTTCACGGAAACAATGTCTTTTGTATCGCTCAAGAGTCGTGCCTCTGTAACAGCTTTTTGAATGTTGAACTTTTCGCGCCTGTCAAATACTGTTACGATTCTTTCCTGATGATCGAATGCACCTGACAATATTTTCCATCCTGATTCCGTCATCGTGACGAGCCATTCCTCACGCGTTCGTTTATGTGCAACGATAGGGAGATTCCCTTTCTCTTCCGCAGCAGCGTCATGTATGCTCTGCTCCATCGCCATGCGGATGTTCAAATGCTGAACGTACTTCACCTCAACATGCACGAACGGCAACCCCTCCACATCCCCGGCCGCGCCCGTATTCCCGCGGTACTGCGCCGTGCGATGCACGTCGTAGCCCTGCTCGCGGCAAAACGAGCACCAGAGCCGCTCGCCGCGCTTTCCGCGGTTCCTGCTATACAGTCCCATCACTTCATCCTCCAATCCTCTCCGCCGATCTCGACGACTTCGCACATGCCGGAGACGCGGCTCGCAATCCTCAGCCCGCCTTCGCCGTCGTCCGGCGATAGATGGTCGGCGAGGTCTGGCACGTCATAGTTGCTCGTGATGATGGTTGGCAGGCGCTCGTTCATGCGATGGTTCAGGAGCGAGAACAGCTGCTCCTCCACCCACGCGCTCGTGCGCTCCGCGCCGATGTCATCGAGGAAGAGATATTCCACCGTCCGCGCGGCCTCCGTCACGGCCTCCGTCGTCTGCTCCTTGTAGCTCCGCCGGATTTCGTTGAGGAAGTCCGGCACGCTCTCGAACAGCACAGCCTTTCCGTCACGCATCAGCGCGTTCGCGAGGATGGACGCGAGCAGGGTCTTGCCCGTCCC